CTTGTCGCCGCAGAGCTTGAACGAATCAACCGACAACAACAAGCAAGAATGCGAAGTCGAATGACAGATCGGGCATAAAAAAATAAAAGGGTGAAAGCCCTTTTTTGTTGCACATTGTAGAAAATAGTTTTATATTTCTTTAAAAAGTTGTAAACTTCGCAAACTTTTATTCTTTGGTGACTTATGACAAATCTATCATTAAATCCTATTTTTGAAAGTTTTGCGCCAATTTTTAAGCAATTAAAAACTGCGGCAATGTCTGCGTTATTTATTGCACCATTGGCGATAAATCATCCTGTTCGGCACACTACACACACAGTTAATATTTTCAGTGTCCAAACAAATGAAAACAAATCAATCAACCAACAAGAAATAGAAAAGATTATTGATATGGTGACAGCTGTTTCTGCTATCACTGATTTTGTTATTGCGTCAATCACGGCAGAATCATTAAGCTATATTGATTTAGATGACGTTCTAAGACTAGAAAGCAAAATTAACAAATATGATGATCTAGCTAACAATATTATGGCTAATAATAAATCTCCAGAATTATCAACAACGCTACAATCATTCAGCAATAAAATGCATACACTTTGCAATATGATGAAGTCAGAAAAATACAAACAAGAATCAGATAAAGTAGTTTTATCACGCGTTTATCGTACACCTGAAGATGCTGGATACACCTACAAATCGTCACATTCTTTTGATGATTTCAAAAAAGCAATGATGATGTAGGATAACAAATGAAGATTGAGTTATCGAAAAAATTTCAAGAAGGGCGTTTAAACACGCCCTTTTTTAAAGACATTCAAGCCATGTCAGATGACGAATTGCAGCTTATCTTTGATTTTATGCAATCCATTGAACAAGGGAAACGATTAAGGGGTAAAAATAAACCATCTTGGCTTGATGATAATCTCAATGACATTCCAAATACAGAAGTTTATCAACAAAACGAAATATGGCATTATCACTGTGGCCCTTACAATAAAGGATCTAGATATAGCCCTATGAGTGGGCTAAAAATGAATTTGGACGGTGAAACATCAGGGCCTGTAATTCATTATCAAAAAATATCAGATGAACATATTGTGATTATCGCTTTTTCCCCACAACACGAACCATTCCCACGCGAATGGGACACACCCAACCCAATCATTGATCGAACAGAATAAGCAAGTCGCCTGACTTGCTTTTTTGTTACCCTGTTTTTCACACTTCCACACACTCGCAAAATTAAACAAACTCACCAAAAATAGGGGCAATTATTACAAGTAGAAATCCGCCCATGTCAGCCGATAACAACCGCAGAATTGAAAGCATTATCCGCTTTGGTTTAATTGCCGAAGTCGATTATGCACAAGCAAAAGCACGGGTAAAGTGCGGTGAAATCTTGACGGATTTCATCCCATTCATCACTTTGCGATCAGGCACGACAAAAACATGGTCGCCGCCAACACAAGGTGAACAATGCGTCATCTTGGCGGCAAGTGGCGAACTGACAACAGCGTGCATCATCACAGGGCTTTACACTCAAAACAGCCCAAGCCATTCAGCCGATGAACACGTGATCGAATTTGCCGATGGCGCAAAAATTACCTACAACCAAGCAAATAGCAGCTTGGTTGTAACAGGAATAAAAACCGCCAATATCAAAGCCGCTAATCAAATCAATATCGACTGCCCCACTGTCAACATTAAAGGCAATGTGAATATTGATGGGGAAGTGACATCAACAGGCGACATGATAGCGGGCGGAATTAGTCAAATGAAACATAAACACAAAGATGTTTCAAAAGGTAAAGATAAAACTGGAGAGCCTGAAAAATGAATCGATTTACAGGCGAGAAAATCATAAGCGAAACGGAACACATCAAGCAGTCAATCGCAGACATTTTATTGACACCAATCGGATCACGTTTACAACGCCGAGAGTATGGCAGTCGTATTCCGGAACTCATTGACAGACCGATGAACCACGCTTTGTTGCTCCAACTTGCCGCAAGTGCGGTGATGGCATTGCACAAATGGGAACCACGCGTGACGATTAGCCAATTTAAACCACAACTTACAGAAAACGGCATCACTTGCTCAATCGTGGGCAGAACAAGAAATCAAAACAACGTCATCAATTATGATGATGTATGGCTAGGCGGTAAGAATGAGCGAATTAGTTGATTTATCTAAACTTCCCGCTCCTGACGTGTTGGAAGTCTTGAACTATGAAGAACTGTTATCACAAAGAAAAGAAAAATTTATATCTCTTTATCCAGAAAGTGAGCAAGACTTCTGGCGAGAAAGATTGCAACTAGAAAGCGAGCCAATCGTGAAGTTACTTGAAGAAAACTGTTATTTGCAGATTCTAGAGCGACAACGCATAAATGATGCAGCAAAAGCAACAATGCTTGCTTATGCAACAGGTAGTGATTTAGACGTTATCGCAGCAAATTTCAATGTTAAAAGATTGGTTGTGCAAGCAGAAAACAATAATGTTATTCCGCCACTTAAAGAAATCAAAGAATCAGACGATGATTTAAGGACTCGCGTGCAACTGGCATTTGAAGCACTTTCAAGCGCGGGTCCGCGCAAAGCTTATACGTTCTACGCACTATCATCACATGGCGGAATTGCCGATGTGTCGGTGGTATCTCCAAAACCCGCACATGTGACAGTCACAGTGCAATCACATGACAACCATGGCATACCAACACAAGAAATGATTAATGCGGTAAAAATCGCATTAAATGATGAAGATGTAAGACCAATCGCAGACCGCGTAACCGTGCAAGCGGTTGAAGTTTTTGAATATCAAGTTAATGCCAAATTGCATTTATTCCGTGGTCCGCAAACAGAACCCATTTTGAAAGCCGCAAGAGATAACTTGCAACGTTATACGCAGCGGACAAAAAGAATTGGGAAAGACATTACACGATCTGGAATCTATGCAGCTTTGCATGTGGAAGGCGTCCAAAACGTTGAAATTTTATCGCCTGAAACTGACTTAATCTTAAATGATGCGCAATCAGCTTATTGTACACAATCGACAATAGAGACGGTGATCAGTGATGAATACAGCTAATCATTTGTTGCCAGTTGGCGCAAGCCAATTAGAAAAACGAGCGGCAGAATGCTTACAGGAAGCAGTCACAAATAACATCCCAATAGCGGAATTAATTGACGCAAAGAAATGCCCTGTCAATCTTTTGCCATATTTGGCTTGGGCCTTTTCCGTTGACAGGTGGGAAGAATACTGGCCAGAGAACATTAAACGAAAAGCCATTGAAGATGCATTTTCGTTGCATCAAAAAAAAGGCACGGTTTCAGCTGTGCGAAAAATTGTTGAAACACTAGGCTATAAATTTGAAATCAGAGAATGGTTCAACGAAAAAAGAGAACGCACAGCGGGAACATTCAGATTGTTTGTCGAATTAAAAGACAAAGGGTTTTCAAATGAAATGTACGAAGAATTAATAAGACTGATTGAAGATACAAAGCCAGTATCTAGACAAATGACAGAGTTAGCCATTGCATCAACCCAAAAAGGAAGAATCAATGTTTTTAGCGCACCGCAAAGCGGTGATATTACCACAATTTATCCGAGATAAGTCATGACACAGTATTACTCACAATTAACCAATTACGGCGAAAAATATATTGCAGCACAAATTGGAGCAGGAAAACCGATTAATCTGGCAACAATGGCAGTTGGCGATGGAAACGGACAAAACACCACACCTACGGCAACACAAACAGCACTTGTGCATGAAGTTTATCGCGCAAACACAACAGACGTTGTAGTTGATGCCGAAAATCCAAATCAGGTCATTTGCGAGTTTTTGATTCCTGAAAACGTTGGCGATTTCTGGGTAAGAGAAATCGGCATATTTGATGAAAAAGGAAAATTAGTAGCTGTCGCAAATACACCTGAAAACTATAAGCCTGTGTTAAAAAGCGGAAGTGGGAAGGTCCAATATTACCGAATTATTTTGGCTGTTAGTTCAAGTGACAACATCAAAATTACATTAAATCAAAATATTATTTTTGTAACACGAGTTGAGCTTGACCGTTTTAAAAACGAATTGTCAGATAGTGATGGATTCCGTTTAGTTGGACAATGTAATTCGATAGAACAACTTAGAACGATTGAGCCAAAAGAAAACAATCAGCGCATCTTAGTTAAGGGATATTATGACGGCAGCAATAAAGGCTGCGGTCAGTTTGAGGCTGATTTTAACGATACGCAATCAGCTGATAACGGCGGAACGGTGATTGTAACAGCTGGCGGGAAACGATGGAAGCGAATTTATAATACATTATCACTATATGATTTTGGCTATTCTGGCGGGAATGAACTGTCAGCATTAGACAACGCTGAAAAAGCAAGTTTAGGCGAATATATTGACTGTCTAGGATTAACTATTAATACAGCAGACAAATACCCAACCAAAAACAAGTATAAAAACGGAAAATTTGTTATCGGTGGCGTTGAGGTTAATGCCCAATATAATTCGCCAAGAACAGGAATCGGACGATTTATATCAGGCTCAAAAGCGGGCGAGAAATTAAAATCAAATGAGTGGACTGGAGCTGATGTTATTGCTATCGGTGAGGGGGCAATGGCTAACATGGAAAAATGTGTTAGCAGCATCGCTCTCGGTAAACGTGCGCAAGGTACAACTTCAATCAGTCGAGATAATATCGCAATCGGTGCAGATACCTTGTATCAGGTGCAAGCTGAAACGGAATGGTATTCGCAAGACAAGCTAAGCGGCACTCGAAATGTTGCGATTGGCGGTGCGGCTGGCCGAGGGATTACAACAGGTTACGGGAACGTTGCTATTGGTCGAATCGCTGGGCAAAACTTAGAATCAGGCGAATTGAATGTCGCTGTTGGTATTGGTGCGATTGGTGGGATTGTTCCAATTGGATTTAGTGGTGATATTGAACACGGGTTTCCATCGAAGGCAAAAGAGAGCGTGGCTGTCGGTGCGAATGCTCTAAATCAATATGTCGAATCATCTAGTAGTGTGGCCATTGGAGCTTATGCGGCAGAGAAATTAAAAAAAGGGTTATATAACACTGCTATCGGATATGGTGCATTAAAAGAACTTGAATCAGATGTAGCGCCTAATGGTGGATGGGTATTATGGCGAGGAAACCAATCAGGCTCATATAGCCAAGCAGGGAATGTAATTACTTTAACTTTCGATAATCTTCATGGTGCGGATGTTAATTGCATCATTGGCGTTAGACTATTGGACGGTGCAGCTAAAACACTTTTAAATGATGTAGTGCCTGCAAAGGTATTAAGTAAAACTGGCAACACCATTACGATCCAATCGTCAAAAAGCCTTAATACATCTGGACAATCAGAACTTAAATACGTTTACGGCAATAATGATACTGGTAATTTAGACACCAATCACAATACAGCGATTGGATTCTCATCATTAAGAAATGCGACACGCTCAGGATTTTCTGTTGCGGTCGGCGCTCACGCTTTGAAACATGGGAAAGCAATATCAAAAACAATTGCGGTTGGCGCTAGTGCTTTTGAAAGAGGAAACCATACCAACAGCATAGGCATTGGATCGCACGCAGGGAATAAAGCTAACACAACAAACTCAATAGTGGTTGGCGTTGATGCTATGAAAACTGCAAGCGAAGTTAATAATTCAATCATTATTGGGAATGGCGTTGATGCAAGTGGCGAAGTAAGTAACAAGTTAGCCATTGGCGGTGGGCTAACTGGCGATTTAGTTAATCACCGTTATGGCATAAATATCCCTTTTAATAGTTCGCCATTGGCAAGCTTTCATGTCAGACCAAACGGCAGCAGAGGCAGCGGAAGGGTAACAGATGTAAGTGGGTTTCTTGTTGAGCATGATAGATATGCGATAGTTAAGATTGATGGTGTAATAGGTGCAGAACTTGATTTAGAGGCTCAAGGTGTTACTAAATTTGGCTTAAGATATAAGGCAGACGAAGATGTCACAAATATTTTTGTTAATGACTCAATAAGCTGGAAGATTGGAAGTAATCACGCATGGGTTCCAAACATTGATAATAGAAATTCTTTTGGAACACATGAAAAGCGATTAAAAGAGATCTATATAAACACTCCAGACTGGAACGACAATAGCGATAAAGCCACTACAACAAAATGGGTTGATTTCAAATTAAACAGTCATTCTTACGCTAAAAGCCGCTTCCGCCACCAATACTATCAGAATCACTACAATGGTGCGGAAGTGTATGATACTCCAATGGCTGATAATGCTGTAATGCGTGTAATTATTATGTCAGTCTCAATTGACGGATATGCGAAAGTTAATTTGCCTGAATCATTTACAGGCTATTGTGCAGTGCAAGCAACAGATGTAGGAAGAGGACAGAAGGCAATAGGTGCGAATATACAAAATGGTAACGTTGTGGAAATAAACAACAGTGGAGAAACAACGCTTAATATTTTAGCTATTGGCTGGTATGGATGGTAAAAAATATGATGTTATTTAACCTAGATAAGCAAACATTTTCCCCAGATTATCTTGTTCTAGAGAAACAGGGGTGGATTGAAGTCAATCAAGATGAAATTGATGGAATTTCCGCAAGCATTACAGGCGGTGGCGAAGTATGGTTGGAAAATGGTGCTATTAAATATTCTGGAAAATCACCTAGTGAATACCATGTTTTTGACTCTAAATCGAAATCTTTTAAGGTTTCGAATGATAAGAAAACAGAGTTTGCTAAGCGTAAAAAAGAAAATCTACTTAACATTCTAGCGGATAAGGCAGACAAGATTAAAAATGACTTGCTTTCAGGCTATCCACAAACAGAGATTGAGAGCTTTTATCGTCAAGAGAAAGAGGCGTTAGCGTGGCAGGGGAATAATAAAGCCGATACGCCAATGCTTAAGCAAATTGCCAGAATTCGCAACATTCCTTTTGATGTTTTGGTGCAAAAAGTTATTGAGAAATCAGAGCAATTCGCCCTTGCAGTTGGTGTGATTATTGGGCAAAGACAGGCGTTTGAAGATCGTTTGCTTGCCACGAAAACACTAGAAGAACTCACCGCACTTGAAAAGGAAATTGAAGAATGGAAATTCCAAGCAAATTAAAACTCTACGCTTATCACAACATCATTGCCATTGACCAATTATTCAATGCCTTAACGGGCGGAGCCGCAGACGAAACATTATCAAGTCGAACCTATCGCGGGGCCATATTAGCCGAACAACCAAAAAAGCGTTGGCGTGTACTCTATCGTTTTATTAATTGGCTGTTTAGAGATAAAAACCATTGTAAAAAAGCCTATAAAAATGAAATTACAGGCAAGCAACATGACGCGCGTTTTAAAACCGCAAGATAGGTGAATAATGAGCAGAACAACGATTGAACTATACCGTGGCGACGATGAAGAATGTATAGTTCGGGTATTTGAAAAGCAAAATGATAATAGCATTAAGCCGTATGATTTAAGCAATGTGGCTAGATTGGATTTGTATGCGGTATCAAATGATGAACCCGTGATTAGATTATCATCAACAACTGGAGATATTGATATTTTAGACGCTAAAGGCGGCGTCATTTTAGTGAAATTTAGACATGAAGTAACACAAGGGGCGTCATGGAATAATGCCGGATATGACTTACAAACAATCTCAAATTCAGGCAAGGTAAAAACAGTGGTTAAAAACGGCACTATTATCCTGGGAAAAGACTACACACCATCAAAAATTGAAAATTAATTTATGGCGAATAATGATTTTATTGTCACAACTGACAGAAAAGAAGTTATAGCAACTGTGGATAAACAAGAAATCATTGCAACAGTTGGAAAGCAAGAAATCGTAGCAATTATTGAAAAGGTTGAAGTGCTGCAGTTAGGTGAAGAAGATTTGCCAGATTTATTGGCATTATATGAATTATCCAAAATTTAAAGGCTAAACATGACAAGTGGAAATTATCAAAAAATCATTGAATTAACAAAGGCGGTTGGCGCAGATTATAAAGCGTTAAAAGAAGAAATAAACAATATAAAAAAAGGCGGAACACAAAGTGGATATGGATTAGATAAAATTAATGAACTAATCAGCGAAGCAGAAACAAGAGTTTTAAATAAAATCAAAGGCGGTGAATTAGCTGAAGATTTAGACACATTATTTGAAATTTCATCAAAGATAGGTGAATTGATTTCAGATAAAAACATAAGAGATGCATTAACCGCCACTTTGCAAGAAATCAAAACGAACGTCACAACACTTCAAGAATGGCAATCAAATTTTGACAACCTTGATTTAGTTGGCGAATACAACAAAGCAAAATCAGCATAACAAATCGGAGTATTTATGCCTAAACCACAAAAAAATGAAAATTTACTAAAACTTATTCTTCAAATAGGAAAAGATATTGGCGAAATAAAAAATGGAATTGGCGGGACATCACAAGGAAGCAGTAGTGTGGAAGTGTTAAAAGTCACCGTGCCAGCTGCGACCGATGAAGATATTAACAATCACGCTTTATGCGTAACAACACTGCCAAAAGAGTTTCAAGGAGCATTATTAATTTTCGAACAAAATGGCAGTTGGAATTTTGCAATCGGCGAGAACGAGATGGGATTACCAATGCAAACAACCGAAACAGAAATGTTTATTGTAAAACTTGCTGATTTTAAAAGTTATACAAAAGAGGCGACAGCTAGAATTATCAACGGAAGAGGTGGTAGTCAGGCGTCAGACGCATAATAGAGCGCGGTCAATTTTGGCCGCATTTTGTTACCCCCTTTTTCACACTTCCAACCGCTCGCACTGCTCCATTCTCTCGATCACAATAAAGACATTATTTAACCAATAGAAACCATAGGGCTAAAATATGTCTGATGAATATCTCCATGGGGTCAAGGTAACGGAAATTGCCGAAGCCTTGCGAACACTCACCACATCATCCACTGCCGTGATCGGTTTAGTGGCAACGGCAGCAGATGCAGATGCAACTGTTTTCCCACTCAATAAACCCACTCTTTTAACAGGTATCACCGCCGAAGTCCAAGCAAAAGCCGGTAAACAAGGCACATTATCCCGTGCATTGGATGGCATTGCAGACATTGTGAATTGTAAAGTGGTCGTCATTCGAGTGGAAGAAAGCGACGATGAAAGCACCATGAAAGCAAACGTCATCGGCACAGTGGACAGCGACGGCAATTACACTGGCTTAAAAGCGTTCTTGGTATCTGCTGCCGTTTGTGGCGTGAAACCGCGTATTTTCTGCGTGCCGAAGTATGACAGCCAAGATGTCACCACCGAGCTTTTAAGTGTGGCAAAAAAACTGAATGGCTTTGTGTATGCATCGTGCGGTTCAGCAAAAACCAAAGAAGAAGCGGTGAATTATCGCCGTAATTTCTCACAGCGTGAATTAATGCTGATTTTCGGTGACTTCTTATCGTTCAACCCGAACACCAAAGCAACCGAAGTGGATTATGCAGTCGTCCGTGCAGCAGCAATGCGTGCGTATCAAGATAAAGAATACGGCTGGCACACTTGTATTTCTAACAAAGGTTTAACTGGCGTCACTGGCGTGACTAAACCACTTTCATTTGACATTAACGACAGTGCGACCGATGTCAACTACTTGAACGAACAAGGCATCACTTGTTGTGTGAATCACAATGGCTTCAAGCTATGGGGATTACGCACCTGTTCCGCAGACAAGTTATTCATCTACGAAAACTACACCCGCACCGCACAAGTGTTGAAAGACACCATCGCACAATCATTTGATTGGGCAGTAGATAAAAACATCAGTGTGATGTTGGTGAAAGAAATCGTGGAAGCGATTAATGCGAAATGGCGTGAATATGTGGCGAAAGGTTACTTAGTCGGTGGTAAAGCATTTATCAATTCATCACTGAACACTGCCGCCACATTAAAAGATGCAAAATTGCTTGTGTCTTATGATTACTGCCCTGTTCCGCCATTAGAACAATTAGGCTTTAACCAATACATCAGCGATGAATACCTTGTGGAATTCGCCGCAGAGATTGCCAAAGTAGGAGCATAACAAATGGCTTTACCACGTAAATTAAAACTCATGAACTTCTTGGCTGACGGTAATTCTTACCGTGGGCAAGTCACCGAAATCACCCAACCTAAATTGGCAATGAAACTGGAAGAATACCGTGCAGGCGGCATGATTGGTCCAGTGAAAGTGAATTTAGGCGTGGAAGGCTTGGAAGCGCAATTCAAAATGGGCGGTTACATGACCGAACTCATCAAAGAATTTGGCGGCAAAATTGACGGTTCGGCATTACGTTTTGCGGGTGCATACCAACAAGACGACACCGAAGAAGTCACCGCCATTGAATTGATTATGCGTGGTCGTTTCAGCGAAATTGACAACGGCACAAGCAAATCAGGCGATGACACCGAACAAAGCTACACCGTGCCATTAACCTATTACAAAATCATCGAAAACGGCAAAGATTTGGTCGAGATTGATTTGCTCAACTCAATCTTTATTGTCGGCGGCACTGACCGCTTGGCAGAACACCGTTCAGCGATTGGCATCTAATCACCACCTAGCCCCGCAAGGGGCTTTTATTAAATCACTCCCCCACGCTTAAGCGTGGCATTTTTAAAGGTATAAAAAAATGAAAAACGAAAACAGCAAAGTGATCACATTAACCAATCCACTTGTGCGTGGCGAAAACAAAATCACTGAAATCACCGTCAACAAACCCACCGTGCCGGCATTAAAAGGCTTGAAAATGTTTGACGTGTTGCAAATGGACGTGGACGCATTGCAAGTGCTGCTCACTCGCGTGACAAATCCTGTGTTGCACAAATCTGACTTTTCCACAATGGAAGTGGCAGACTTCACCGAGCTTGCGGCGGTGGCTGTCGGTTTTTTAGGGAAGAATTCGGAAGCGGAAGCGACCGAATAATGATTGCCGCCACGGTAGAAGATGCCATGGCGGACATTGCATTAATTTTCCATTGGCAACCACAAGCCTTTGAGCAAATGACATTTGCCGAATTAATGACATGGCGAGAAAAAGCAAGGGAACGAAATGAAACAGAAAATGATTGATTATGTATTAAATATGCCACGGCATATTGTATGGCGTGGGCTGTTAATCTCACTTGTTGTTTTTTGGTTGCTTGTGATTTTCGGCATTGCATTTCTCTTTCGCTAATTCACCAAGTGCGGTCAGAAATCACGGGATTTTTTGACCGCACTTTTCTTTAGGAATAAATTATGGCCACGATTTTAATCTTCTTTTTCTATTTTTTGTCAATCATCACAGCAACAGTTTGCGCCACGTTTTTGATGTATCACAACATTAATGGTTGGGGTTGGATTATCGCCATCGCCATTGCATTGACATTTATCCAACTACACGTAAAGGAACGCTAGCATGTTTCAAAACTTTGCCTTGGCCGCACTTGGAATGTTTGTTTTTACACGGCAAACCGTGCCTTTCCAAAGCTTAGACCGCACATCAACGTGGCGACATCCAACCAATGCGATTGTAGGAGCAATGCCGAAATCACAATTCACCGGAAAGGAAAGCGAAACCGTGACAATCGGCGGGCGACTTATCCCCGAAATCACGGGTGGCAGATTTTCCATTAAAGCATTGGAATTAATGGCAGATAGCGGCGGAGCTTTCCCACTGATTGATGGTGCAACTTTTGAGATTATCGGCTTTTTTGTGATTGAAAATATCCAAGAAACCCGCACAGAATTCTTTGGCGATGGCGCACCACGTGCCATTGACTTCACGATGAACCTTAAACGCACTGACGATCCGATGTTGATTGCCATTGCAGACAGTTTAATGAGTAATCTGTAATGTTAGGCTTAGATTTTAACGACAATCACCGCACCCCCGCTTTTAAAGTGGTGATCATCACGAAAGACAACAAACAGCAAGACATCACGCAAGTGGTATCAAGCCGTCTGATCAACTTGTCTTTAACCGATAATCGCGGACTGGAAGCGGACACGCTCGACTTAGAATTATCCGACCATGACGGCAAATTGGCTTTGCCGCCACGCAATGCCACAATCAGCCTTGCACTTGGTTGGAAAGGCGCGCCGCTGATTGACAAAGGGAAATATTCGGTCGATGAAGTGCAGTTTTCTGGCGGCGCATCATCTGCTGATAAGCTCACCATTCGGGCAAGAGCGGCAGATTTAAAAGGCTCGTTCACCGAACAGAAAGAGCGGTCATTTCATCAAAAGAAATTGGGCGAAATTGTCAACGAAATTGCACAAGGGAATAAGCTTAAAAGCCAAGTGGCGAAAGAGCTTGCAAACCGCTTAATCGACCACATCGACCAAACCAATGAAAGCGACATCAATTTGCTAACACGCCTTGCAGAAGAACACGGGGCAATGTGTACGGTGAAAAATGGCACGTTGCTATTTATGCCATTAGGCAAAGGGAAAACCGCCACAGGGAAAGATATTCCACTGCGTAAAATTACACGCAAGAATGGCGACAACTACAATTTTTCTATTGCAGAAAGTGAAAACTACAAAGCCGTGCGGGCGTATTGGCACGATACGGACAGCGGCAAGCGTGGGGAAATCACGGTGGATGAAAACACCAAGATTGTGAAAAAACAGCGTATGACGAAAGGCAGAACGCTGAAAAACGGCACAGTGAAAGGACGCCGATTAAGCAAACGCAAATACAACGAAATTGAGCAACAAGAACCCATTACAAGTGACAGTTCTCAAATAAAATCACTGCGACACACTTACGCAAGCGAAAAAACCGCCATTACTGCTGCCAAATCCGCCTTTGATAAGCTGAAACGTGGCGTGGCAACATTTAGCCTTAGTCTCGCTTTTGGTGAACCTGATTTAATGCCAGAAACGCCGATTGAGCTTTCAGGCTTTAAAGCCGAAATTGACGCCACAAATTGGCTGATAACAAGAGTAACGCACAATCTTTCAGATGGCGGCTTTACCAGTCAAATTGAATGCGAATTGAAAGTGGAAGATGAAGAAGTGGACGTGAAGAAGGTGAAAAAATAAAGCGGTCGATTGACCGCTTTATATCAACAAGGAATTTCCCCTGTTTCTATCATTTTTCTGAACTGGCTTTCATTTAACAATATCGCTCCAACATTCATTGCGGCATCAATTTTTGACGGTCCTGCGTTATATCCTGTTACTAAAAAATTCAAATTGTGCGTCACTGTTTTTCGCACTTTAAAATCATGAACCTTTGCAAGAATTTCCAAATGTTCCTTATCGGCTTTTGAAAAGCCTGTAAAACAAATTTCAAGCGGGTTTGATTTTGATTTTTTAATCTGTAATTTTGGTCGGTATTTAACCGTGTAAATTCCTTGTCTTTCTAACCATTCTTCAACAGGATAATATTCACCTTCTTGTTCGATTAATCCATCAATACGATCAAGACGGAATGTTCTTGTGTCATTTGCAGTGTAGCAATATCCTTCAATATAAACATCATCAACATGAACCACACGCACTTTGCGATTCTTTGTTATGCCGTCTGCATTAGTGTATGTGAATTCAATGACATCTTTATTTTCAAGCGGCATTGAAACTGCTGAATATTCTTTTTTGATAGACTGCTTTTGTTTTTTCTTTTTCGACCTAATGTAAAAAAAGACTATCGGCGCAACAATCCAAAAGAAAAATCCCCCTGCAGTATTACCGAAATATTCAGAAATCATTCCGGTAATGACTAAGAGCAGAAACGCCCACAATAACCAAATAAGCATTAATGGCCTACCACTTCCGCCACTTCATTGGCATGCTGAATACTACTCTGCCGTGGATAAATACATCGTCATCTTGCGTGAATGTCCATTCTTTGTAGGTTGGGTTGTCGGAAATGACGAGCATTTCTTTTCCCACTTTTTGCAAACGCTTGATGAATGTTTGGCCGTCAAAGGTGAAAACATAAAGACCATCGGCGGCAAAGTAATTTTCGGAAATATCCACATAAAGCAAATCACCGCTTTCAAGGGTTGGCGCCATGCTATCCCCTTTCACTGTGATCAACTTCAAATGTTTTGCATCAGCACGTCCGAATTGTTGACGGAAGAACGTTAAATCAAATTCTTGTGAAAGCAAGCCTTGTTCGGTTGGGCTTAAATAAGCACCGTTTCCGGCACTCGCTTCCACGTCCAAAATATCAATCCGCACTGTGTTTGGGTTTTGCGGTTCGCTCACTTCTACAATGCGATAAGACGGATCAGGGTCGCCTTCCCCTGTTTTTAACCAATGCGGGTCCACATTAAGTGCGGTCGCAATTTCTAAAATATTTTTAGGTGAACGAGTTCGACCATTCACTATATCGCTAATTGATGGTTGAGATACGCCAAGCTGCTTTGCAAAAGCATTCATAGATAAGTTTCTATCATCAAGCAGTTGCTTTAATCGGGTTGATAAATCAGACATAAATTCTCCTTGTGTATAAGTTATAGGTAAACTTTGAATAAAACAATAAAATATTTCTTGCAATTATTAAAGGATTTCCTATAATGCACTTAAAGGAAAACTTATAGGCGGTTTTAAATGAATGAAAAAGTGATACTAGCTACAGAAATTTGCGGCAATCAATCAGCCTTAGCAAGAGTATGTGGAGTTAGTCAGCCTACTGTAAATGGGTGGATAAATGGTGCGAGTATGGATGTGAAATATATTCCCGCCATTATCAAAGCAACAGAAGGCAAAGTAAGAGCCGAAGATTTACGCCCTGATGTTGATTGGGCAGTGATTAGAAACAGTTAAATAGAAAAGGTGGTGTGTATGAGTGAAACAGATAAAAGCTCGGCGTTACCCGAGCTACTCATTAAAGTGGCGCATGAAGCTATAAATAAGGCAAAAAATGACGCCGCCATTCGGGCGCTACTTGATTCGGCAATAGAAGCTGAATCTCCGATGACGGAAACTGTGGCAGTGCGCGATATGTCTTCAGTAGAGAAAGTGCGGTTCCAAACTGCTGGTTCTTCATTAGCTCGTGCAGGGTCTGCATTAGCAGTTGCTCGAACAAGCGTTGAGCTTCGTTCACTCTTGGAAATAGGTGATGAAATTGATCACTTGCTACTTTTAACTGATGAGCAGGATTTTGACACACTTGCATTGCGCAAGTTGAAGCGAGCATTGCTAAGAAAGCATTTGGAGCAAGTTCGCGACGAAATTCTAATGATTCATAGAGCGATCCAAGCAGAATTGAAGCATGGCTATTGTGAGCAGTGTTGTGGCTATATTGGTTTGCCACTTCGTCTTCGGTATTAAGCATGTTGTTTCCTTTTTAGATTGGGTAAATAGTTTAAGTATAACAAAAGGTGATAAATAGTGAACGTAGATCATAAATGCGCAAATTGCGGAAGTAACAACATCCGTGTGCGAACTTCCGAAAAGATCGGTTTATTGTCAATCGACGTGTTGGCTTACTGCAACAACTGTGGCACAGAATTAAGAGTGCAAAGCCAAATTACAAGAGTAAGAACGCCAATCTATAACGACCGTCCAGAAGCATTAAGTGCGAATAAGCCGTTAAATCAGATTGACGAGCGTCAGCAAGAAATCGACATCTAGTCTTTAATTTCCATCAAGATTTTTAAACACCGTCGTTTGAAGAAATTCATGCGACAGGATTTTTGCAACCAAAATTCAGGGAGACCAAGCAAATGGCAAAAAATGATTACACCTACGACAACGGCAAAACACGCAAAGGACGTGTGAATGTATGGGAGTTAGAAAAACGTGTGAAAGCGTTGGAAATACAGAACCAAGCAATTAAACGTCATCTTCAACATCAAATCAGCTTAAACCAACAACAAGTGCTATTGAATGAAACACTTTCAGACCGTGTGGCACTGCTTGAAAAAGCCAGTTGGAACAAGCAAGGAATGTTTGGTCGTTGGTTAAGTTGGGTTCAAGGTAAATAAGCAAGGGGGCGTGTGATGTACGTTTCAGGCAAAGAAAGTGCGGCGGCAAAATTCTGCAAAGAAAATCAAATTGCGGTTGAGCCTGTGCAAAGTTGGGGCGATTGCCGCCATGTGATCGGTAAAAGTCGCTATCGCGTGGAATACGCTTTCAGCAACCTTTCACAAGGCGAAAGAGAAATCCTGTTGGCAATGGCAGAACTCGACATCAATGATTTAGTTAGCACCACATTTTCAGGCGAGAAACTACACCACTACACCGAAAACGGACAACGCAAAATCGCCAAGGCGTTTCGCAAAGTGCGGTTGATTTCGGGAATGTTTCCTAAAGGCATTACCGAACGCGAATTCACATTGATTGATAAAGCATTGAATTAGGGGGAAGTATGGCAACCGTTATTTTAAGTCGTGGCGCATTGAGCATTGTGGCAAAGGAATATTATCAAAAACTCGATAAGGCACAGGAAAAACTCTTCGCTTACATCTATCACTTAGACAAAGGCGATGAAGAACAAGCAAGACAAGCATTTAATGAATTTATTGAAAACGGCGACTTGGCGACAAAAGCACGCCAAATCTTTTTACAAAAATACAGAGATTGGGAGCAATGGCAAGCCAATCCACGGAGAAAAACAGCATGAGAACAAAATTCATCGCCTTTAGAACGGCAAGCGAAACTGCCGCAGAAGCAGAACGTGCAGAGCAATTTTTAAAAGCCGCACAATTTTTGGCGCAAAGCCTATCAGTTGGCACCAAGTACACCGGATGAAGATTGGTGCTTTGCACGTGTAGATCGTTGTTTTAAAGCCGCCATTGATACAGGCGCAATCAAGGTAAGAAAAAGCAGACAGTTAGATTTCAAGGATTTTTTGGAGAAAGGCAATGAGTGATTTCTTCATTGGATTAGCGGTGGTGATGTTGGGCTGTTTTATGGCCGCCGCCTTATTAGATGCCGCCTTGTGTTGGTTGGCAAGTTGGATAAGCAAGAACTTTTAAGGAGAAAACAAAATGAATACTGACATTTACATCAATTTAGATTGCGGCGCGGAATTGCAAATCACCAAGATTGGCGACCGCTTTCAAGTATTAGAGATTGTCGCTGATAGTGACGGTTGGCGAAAACAAAAAGCAAGAGTGATTGGGCGATTACATAACACCATCATTGGTGCAGTGAATGAAGTCCGCAACTTTGCCTTAGCACAATATGAAGTGCTTTCACTCACTGAAATGGAAAGTGCGATCAACTCAACCAATCAAGCCATTAAAGATTACTTTGATCAGCACAATGAATATTTAGCTAACGTAGCAAGAGACATATAACAAAAGGGGGATAACAAATGAAACAAGGAATGATTACAGATGAAATCAAGCAAAAATCAATTGAATTATTAGGCTATGAGGTTTCGCAACAAGAGCTGAGATTAATTCCTTATGTAATGTTCTGTTTGGTTAACAATGCCAATGTTGACATTGGAAAGGTAAATAATGCCGAGCGCGAAATTTTAATGAAATGGAAAGAGAAAGGATTCATAGATTCGCCATCATCTGATTTAGTAATGAATAAAGAATTTTACGATGCGGCTAATCAGTTGCTTTTTATAGGATATGTAAAAGCTGTCGGGAGAAATAAATAAAATGATGAACTGGGAGCAACAACGAGACAATAACATCGCTAAACGTGATTTGGCGATGGAAGAAGCTCGTTTGGCAAGAATGGAAAGTGCGGTTAAAACTGGCCGCACTTTAGACTTGCCACAAGCAACAGCCGCACAAATTGAGCTGTTTGCGGTTGCCCCTAATCATTTTGATTATGTTGAAAAACTGCTTTCAGATTTACCACGCAAACGCCAACGCGAACACTTCCGCAATGTGTGGTTGCGTGCTTATCGCAGTGTGAAAGATGATGGGTCAATTAGTTTTAGCTTAGGCAATAAACAAGCCCGCATTGCCAACACAACCTTGCGTGATGTGTTGACAAATCGTTTGGAAGCCGTTTTTGAGCAATATTGCATTTCTGTTTCGTGGTTGCTTGAACGCAAACACTATTCCGCCAACTTGGCCATGCAAAAGCCTGTGGATAATAAAGGCTTGCATTTTTATCTATTGGGCGAACGCCAATTAAAAGAAATCGCCTATAAACTCGCCTTGCACTTCAACGGATTGCAAAGCGATTTTGTGGAAGATTGCGCCAATCAAAAAGCCGTTGGGCTATTAAGTGCGGTCGATTTTTCACGCCTAAGCAGTGAACTGCACCGCCTTTGTGCTGATGTTTGCAAAAACATTGGCTTTCCACTTAAAAGCCAACACCGCCTTGAAGAAGGTAAACGCCTTTCTGTGCAACAACAAGAAGGTGAATTGTTGCGTGTGGTATGCGAAAAATACTGGTTCCGCACATTACGCAACACGCAAAAACGCCTTATCGAACATTTGGCGATTGGTTGCGGTGAAGTGTCGGCAAAAGTCAGCCCTTACATTTCAACAGGCGCATTGAGCGATTACCGCAATCAACAAAAAGCCAATCTTGAATATTTAAAACAGATGATTATTGAAAACATTGACGATCCATCAGAACAGGTGGAATTGATGGCGATGTGGCAAAAATCTTCCGGTAATCCTGCCATCCGTTTTAACGAGATGATGAACCGCTTGCGTGGCGTGGACGAATGGGCAACTGAAAAAGGCTATGTGTCATTGTTCTTAACCATGACCGCCCCATCATCTTTCCACGCAACCCATAACAACGGAACAAATAATAAGAAATGGAAAGGTGCAGACCCACGCACAACACACGCTTATTTAAGCAAGAATTGGGCGCAGTTGCGGGCATTGTTTGCTAAACGTGGCATTGGCTTTTTTGGCATGCGTGGCGTTGAACCGCACCATGACGCCACTCCACACTGGCACTTGCTTGTGTATGTGAAAGCGGAAGATAAAGAAGAAGTGATCCGTTTATTTAAATCAAAAGCTTTAGAGTTAGACGGCGATGAATTCGGGGCGAAAAAACACCGCTGCAGAGTAGATGAAATTGACCCAGCAAAAGGTTCTGCCGTTTCTTATATCGCGAAATACATTGCCAAAAACATTTATGCGGGCAATCAAAAAGACGAAACATCGGACGAAGTGGAAGGTTTAAAACTTGACGAAAACGTGCAACGTGTGCGTGCTTGGGCGAACCTTTGGGGCATTCGTCAATTCCAGTTTTACGGCAATCCGCCAATTTCTGTGTGGCGTGAATTACGCAAATTAGAAAAATGGCAGTTAGATGACGTAGATGATAAGACCATTACAGACGCTCAAGCAGTTTGCGATGTGTCTTGTTTTGCAAGCTATTTAGAGTTGCAAGGGGGCGCAATGGCTAAACGTGAAGATCAGCCGTTATGCGTGGAATATGAAGAAAGTGAACCGAACCAATACGGCGAAACAAGAAAGAAAATTGTGGGGGTGAAAAACCGTTTCAGTTTAGCAAGCATAAGAACAAAACTTAAAAATTGGGTTATCAAAAAAGGCACAGCGGCAGATGTTGCAACTGATGCCAATGCGGAGACCACCGAAACAAACAAGGAGCGTAGCGACGCTTGGACTTGTGTCAGTAACTGTAACCGTTCAGAAATTGAACAAAAGGTAAAAAATGCACTTTTACCTGTCGGTTTTATGATTAATCGTTCACAAATTGATCTATTAATCAAACATAAACGGTTACGGATTAATGACTTTCAGTGGATTTGTTATGAAAACGACAACGTTTTTATTAAAGAAGAAAAAATACCGCTCTTTTCTGTGAAAAAATTTAGTCAGAAAGTGACTGGATTTTGGGAAAGATTGGGGAAAATGTAGGTGAATTATGAGAAAAATTATTCAAATTGCAGTGGCTAAATGTATGGCTTATGACAATGACTGTGGTGATTTAGAGCAATCGGAAACAATTGTTGCACTGTGCAATGACGGGACATTATGGCGTAGATGGTTAAGCGCTGCAGGTGCTAATAGAAATGAACCAAAATGGGTAAAGATTGAAAATGTTCCACAAGATTAAGGAGAAAATAGCATGTCAGATTTAACACAACTTATTAAAAATATCGAAAATTGGGCAGAAGCTCGCAATTTGATTGAGGGTTCTACACCGAAAAAACAATTCATTAAATTGATGGAAGAATTCGGGGAGCTTTGCGCAGGTATTGCACGAAACGACAAAGAGAAAATCAAAGACAGTATTGGAGATTGTTTTGTGGTTACCGTTATCCTTAAGTGTCAATTTGGAACTAATCTTTTTTTTCATCATGTCTCATTAAATAAAAATGTAGATGTAAGCTTAATTCTTGCTAGAGTGGCTAGAGATGCCGCTCTTATATCAAAATCCGATTTATCAGCGCAGGTAAAATTAGAGATAATTTGTGGAATTGTCAGTCATTTAATGGATGTTTCATTTCTACTTGATGTTGATTTTGAAAGTTGCGTGCAAGCGGCATGGGATGAAATCAAAGACCGCAAAGGGCGTATGATTGACGGCGTATTTGTGAAAGAAGGTGATTTATAATGGAACGCTATTTTTCAATAAAAGAGATCGTGCAGACGGGCATTTGTTCAGAAGCAACCGTGAAACGTTGGATTTCTAGCGGCAAATTAAAGTCTTATAAATTCGGTCGCTCCCGCAAGATTGCGGAAAGCGACTTGAACGAATACATTAAGACTTGTCGGCAATAATTTCTTTGAATAAACCATTCGCACATTTTTCAACATAGTTGGCCCATTCTTGAAACGTCTTTAATCTGTAAGGAAGATATTCCGCCCGATTATAGGCGTTTCGTATTTCATCGGAATTTAAATGGCTTAGGCAAATTTCGATGACTTCTTTATCCAATCCTAGTTCTAGGCGATTATCATTGCAATAGCTGCTGAATAACGACCGTATGCCGTGATTTGTCATGGTGCCTTTGTATTTGCCGCCGTCCATTGTTTTAATCACTTCATTCGGCGTTTGGCTATTGATATGCTTTTCATTTCTTGCCTTTGACAAGGTGGATGGGAATAAATATTCCTTATTTGCGTGTTGCTTGATATATGAAAGCAAGGTTTCAGCCTGTTTACTTAATGGCACAAGGTGCAGGCGCTCCCCTTTTCCCCCTTTTGAAATTTCCACTTGCCACACTTTTCCATTCGGCAAATGTTCGTGTTCGATGATGTCAGAATATTTTGCGCTGACGGTTTCGCTCGCCCTGGTGGCGTTAAGCAATCCCCATAAAATCGCAAGTCGCACTGTTTGGGATATGTTGGCCCGTGCAAGGCTGATCATAAATTCCGGTAAGGCTTTGTAATGGATTGACGGGTGATGTTTATTTTTATTCACTGCAGGGAGATCATCGCCAAGATATTTCCATTTGTTGTTTTCCCAATATTCAAAACGTTCGGCATATTCTGCGATTGACTTTAAAACCAAGTAACGCTTTTTCAATTCAGCCGTTGCACCTGATTGGCGATAAGGTTCAAGCACGGATAAACCGTGTTTTAAGGTCAAATCTTTGAAAGGTACGTCACCAATTAAATCAATGGCGGAATTGACACGTCTTTCGGTATCAATCCTTGTCTTTTCTGTGTAATTGCCTTGTTCTTTACCGATTTTCGCACGATAGAGCAACCATTCATTTGCAACATGGGCAAATGTGCTTTGTTGTTCTTTTAGTGCGTCTATGGCTTGTTTTTGCTCAAATTCGTGCGGGTCAATCTTATTGGCTAAAAGTTGGCGGAATTCAAGTGCTTTTTGACGAGCATCTTTAAGCGAGACTGCAGGGAAAGTGCCGATGGTTTTTTCAGTGCGCTTTAATGTGTAGGGGCGTTTGTAATTAAATACCCACGTTTTCACACCATTGGGCTTGACGACAAGTTTCAGCCCTTCCCCATCGAATAAATAATAGATCTTTTCTGCCGCTTTGGCGTTGTTCACTTGCGCAATAGTTAGCTGTTTGATGATTTTTGCCATGGTAGGAATTTCATAAAATGGTAGTAAGATTTTGCGCATTGTAAGTTCTTACTTCCATTTTTACTACTAAAAATTGTGATCGTTTGTGAAATCAACTGATCTTTTAAGCAGTATTAAGACACTAAACAAAAACGGTCAAATTATTGATTTTTCAATAAATTTGACCGTTTATGAGCTTTTTAGATCTTGTTTAGTGGTGGAGCTGGCGGGAGTTGAACCCGCGTCCGAAATTACTCTACCTTCAGTACTACACGTTTAGTCTCGTCTTTAATTTCACT